TTCTCGAGTCTTTAAAAATGTACCCCCCGTTCGTTTTTGAGGGGGGCTTAGCGGTTTTTGACGCGCCGGAAGTGTTCAAAGTTCGCGTTTTTGAACTGATTTTTGATCTCATTGAATGCGATCGTTTGTCCACGTTCTTTTAGTCTTTGTTCACAAACTGCTGAATCAGTATCAATCAAGATATGATCAATGTGATGATAGTTAGCTAGCAACCCATCGATCCGCTCATCTGGTAATGTCCTAATGATCCAAACGTTATTGAATGTTTGCTCAGCCTTAAGCTTGCGTAGCATCTGATCAAGGAACAGCGTAATGTAGTCGTGCACGTCATAGTTGCGTGATCGACTAGGCAAACCAGTCAGTGTCTGCATCAACTCATCATAATCATAGATTAGATCATGATCGGTCATGTGACGCTTAACGTATGTTGACTTACCACTCGCAGGCAATCCACACACAATCTTTATCTCCATGTAACGCTCGCTTCCTTTGTGATGCTTCATCCATTCCCGCTTGGTCTTGACCTTGTGACACGCACGACAGAGTGATTGAAGGTTGTCAGGATTCAGTCGGTCGTCCCAGTCGCCTTTGCTAGGGATGATGTGATCTACCAGTTCAGCAGCCAGTCCACAGCGTTGACACAAACCGAAATCCCTTTCCAAGATCTGTTCGCGCATCTCGCGCCAATTAGATGTCTTGTAGAACCTCACATACTCGTCGTCGGCTACCTTACGATGATAGTTGTACGCTTGGTCGTTGTCGTGTCGCACCCTAGTATCGTAATCAACTATGGCCGGCTTGCCGTTAACAAACGACAGCTTGGTTGGCTTCACGGTATCACCCCCTATTATTTTTATGTATCAAAAAACCACCGGAGGAACCGGTGGTGAAAATCTTAACATCCTAGTGGAGGACACGTAGTTTAACGACGTCGCGGTCAATCTGGCGAGCTGGAATCGAACCAGCGCTCCCAATATAAATTTTGGACGCACTCAGTATTGGAAACTGGGAGCTGACCACACGCCAGATAAGGATAGCGATCGGTAAGGGAGGTTTATCACCTCCATTTTTAAACCAGTCGATTTCGATGGGTTTTAAATTAATACATAACATGCCGTTTTGGTTGACTTTCAATTAAGGCCAATTTATTCTATAGGTGTTCAAGGGTTACCCAGTTAATAACCTTTAGGTCGCTGGCGAAAAACAGTGCCCCTTTTTACTCGAACAATTACGTTTCACAATTATTTTTATCAGGAGGCTACAAAATGAGTTTAGAAGACAAAACTAAGAACGCCAAAGATAAAGTTAGCGGCAAGGCCAAGGAAGTTGAAGGTAAAGCAACCGGTGACAAAATGCGTGAATCCCAGGGCAAGGCTGAAGGCTTAGTTGGCAAGGCTAAGGATAAGTTAGCTGATGCCAAAGATAAGGCTAAAGATGCTGTTGACAATCTGAAAGATAAATTTGACAAGTAACATTCTTTGAAGGCGTGATCGCCTTCTTTTTTATTATACGGCATAATACAAAAAGGAACATTTCACTTCCTTTTCTTAATTATTTCCTATGCCTAAGCTGATGGACAAGCAATCCCTTACTCGTCCACACTACATATTATTGCACAAAACGGCTCCGGTGGCGTTCCTACTTCATTCCTGTTTCGTTCCCTTTTCGTTCCTTTTCCGTAGGAATTGAGGTATCACTTCGTCAACTCGGTATCGAGGAACGATTACGTCCATTGCATCGGCGAACTCATAGCATGCTTGATAATCAGCTCGCTGGTAACGGTCGCCACCGGTTAAGCCTAGCCGGTTAGATAAGTGCCAGACCTTCTCGCGCTCATCTTCTGGCGACAAGTATCTAGCGTTTAGGATCTCTTGTGACTGATGCGTGCATCCATGTAGGCCTCGCACAATTGCTTTCAAGGCACGCTCATACACGTTACCGTCTAGTAATTTATCCTCTGTGTAATTACCACGGCTCCCTCGTACGCCGGTAACGTCGCCTGAATAACCACCTAAGCTATACATGGCTTCGTAACGACGCTTAATCCGCCAATAATTACGAGGGTGGTCAGGGTCGTCCTGCATAAAAAAATCGCGCACCGCTTGTACACTCGCCTTGCCATCGTACACCTCAAACAATTCCAACTCTTGTCACCCCTTAAAAATCGTAATAAAGTAGCGCCATTGCCATACTATGACCATCCTCCCCATTTCCCCGATCGTTCACACCCGGTTTCAACCATGTGTCGGACGTTTTCGATGCGTTGCAGTCCACTTTTGTATTTATGCTTCTTATCGCTAGCCATTAGCATCCCGCTTAGATCGCCATCATGGATCAGACCCGCATCACGTAATTCTCGTAGTGTCCACACTTCGTCCAGGTAGTCCTTTGCCTTTTTAAGATCCTCCGTTGGATCCTTTGTTTTTTCCCCGGCCCGTCGGAGATACTTCTCGTAGTTACCCAGACAAAATAAGATAGAGTACTGAGCCGGGTAAAGCCCCGCCTCAAACTGTTTAAACAGGTCTTTACCGTGTCTATCCATGTAGTAATTAGCTGTCATAGTCTCCTCCGTTTAGTTTCTTTCCCGCGACGCTTTCTAGGCTTTTCAGTGGAAAGCTGTACTTATCGCGCAGCATATGCAAGTAGGCCTCCTGACCGCCTGGATCAAGGGATGCATACTTGTTCCTAAATTCCCGCATCAAGACGATCCACGACTTCTTACGCTGTCGGATTAGTTTCGCTTGCTCACGTTCAAAGGCAATCTTGAGTTCTTGTGCCTTGCGTTCGCTCTCTAAGCGGTCCAGTTTTTCCTCCCACTCAACGGCCTTTTGGATCACCTTAAACTCAAATTTGATGTTCGGTTCTCCATGCTCCTTGATGTACTCGACTGTCGATGGCAAAGGTTGAAGCCCTCTGTACAGACAATCGTCAAGATCGATTGCTACCAACAGACTTGGTGTCAGCAGATTCATACTTAATCACCTCTTATCTTCGTTTTTCATCTCTTTTTTCGCTCGAAAACGATAAAACCGCTCTCAAAGCGCTCGCTCATCAACTTCAACCACCAGGTGTGGCTTATCAGTGTAGTACTTCTCCGCCACCAAACCCACGATACAGTTGTCGTCGGTCCATATAATCCCGTTTAAGGCGTCCGAAGTCGATTTAATATAATTTTATCCAGATCTGGCTTTACCGTTGGCCTATGAACGCCTGACAGCCTCCTAGCCTGCTCCTTTTTGCTTATGCTTGTCTGGACTGGTCGATAGAATTCCATGCACACCTCTAACGGACCATCGTATAGTTCTAACCCACGATCAAGCATCTGTTGCTTAGCTAGCATCCCTAACTGTCGTTTAAAGATAGTGACCTTTTTAGGATCGTATAGCCGGATTCCCTTACTCATTCGGGTAGCTCGTGGTCTTGCTTGTTCTACTGGTTCAATATCAAACTCAAATCTCACCGCGTTCCTCCTACTGTGCTTTGTCGTCCATGATGGCTTGTTTCTGCCATTCGTCCCATTCTGCTTTGGCGTCTGCCTCCGAGTAGAGGACAACATCTTCGTGCTCCCACAGTTCGTCCATTAGATCACCTCCAACTCACCTGCTGGGACGTCTTCGATCAAGGCACGGTTGTCTGCGTCCCACAGATCAACCGTGCCGTCTTGCCAGATGGAACAGATCGTAAACGTCACTTTGCGCCACTTAACCTGATCACCGGGCCATAAGTTAACTGTCGTCATACCTAACCTCGCATATCGTCTAGTCCTTCGAAGTAAATCGTGTTGCCTTTGCGTTTGGTAATTAGCCGACTAATTAGTTTTGGGTTGTACATTTGCACCAAATCGCCTGATGTGTTGTTAGTCGTAACAATCGTTGACCCGCGATGCGCATTTTCGTACTCGTCATATCTGGCGTCAGCTACTTCATACAGCCACTCTTGCATATCCTTTCGGACCGGTTTGAAGTGCGTTTTTCCTGTATTTTCGTTGTAAATCTTCATCCCGGCTTCTGTTCCAAAGTCATCAATGATCAATATCGGCGCTTGCTTGGCCTTTTTCTGTAAATCTTTGAGCTTATGGCCGACTTCTGGATTATCGAACCGTTCATTAAACATTCCAAATAGCTTCATCGTTGAAATAAACAGATACGGTTTCTCGGCGTTCTTAAATACCTTGTCAGCAATTGCCAACGCTAGACTGGTTTTCCCAGTTCCTGGTTCGCCAACCATCAGTACGTTAAACTGCTCACCGGCAATCATTCTTTTAGCCAGCTTCCAGGCGCTGTTGCCAACTTCCCGCGCTAATTGAGTATTGGTTTGCATGTCAGGCTCCCATCGCTCAAAGGTAAAATTCAAAGGTCGCGAACCTGACCAGATAGAATCTTGCAGCCAACTTTTGACTTTTTGCTGGCGGTTCTGTTGGTTCCACTTGCTAATCAAACGCTGCTCACGTTCTTCCTTACGTTTCTTCATCTCCGCAAAGGCTGTTGGATCCTTCGTAGGATCACGGCCCTGCTCTCTCATCATTGCCACAATGTTCGGTGGCAAACTCAATTCTTCCATGTTGCCTCCTAGAATTGATAACCCTTAGCACGGTTCGGCTGTTGATTCATGATTGGCGTTGCATATTCATCGTCAAACCGGCCATTAAACCACGTGCTTCCGTTCATTGGTTTTTTCCATTGGTTAGCCGCTAGGTCTTGCTTGTAAGCCACTAGCTTTTTCATCAGATACTCATCTGTGTGCTCCTTTGATTCTTTTCGCCATTTCTTGTAGTGGCGAAAAGCTTCTTTCTTTCCAGCTTTATTTGGGTATTCTTTCCAGATTACCTCAAATTTTTCGGACAAATGGTCGTCGGCCTTTGCCGGCGATGAAGTATATATATATCTATCCTTACCTATCTCTAACCTATCCTTACCTAACCTAACCTGAGTATCCAAACTGGATACATTCTGGATACAGTTTGGATCCATAGCCTTAATCCGTTGGTACTGCTGGTTTTCGTTAACTTCCAATTCCCGTTTATGGTCGGTGTAGATAGTTGATCGATACCGATCTTTTTGGATGTAATTGTGTACTCGCCAATCTCTTATTACGGTTACTCCATCCTCAAAAACAAGGATTAACTGTTTAGCTGCTAACAGCTTTAAATCGTCGTCACTGGCGCCGACCATACGCTTAACGGTCTTAACATTGCCTAAAAAGCCGTCATCGTCCGCGTGCATGTTAAGGTGGAAATAAAGGTTTTGCGCGCTGGCTGGCATATCAAGAAAGATATCCGTATCAGTAATTTTCTTGCTAAACATCCGTCGTTGTGCCATTCAATCACTTCCCTCTAATACGGCAAATTGCTGTTGTTAAACTGTTGCTGGTTAAATTGTCCTTGTGATTGGGCTGGTGCTTGGTAGCTCTGCTGGTTTGTTTGTGGGGTTTGTTGTTGGGAACCACCGCTGTTTTGTGGCGGTAAAACGACGAAATCCACGTGGTCAGAATTGACGTCCAGGTTGATTCCCTGCTCACCATCTTTACGCTGGTAAACCCGGGTTTGGCTTAGCGTGCCGGATACCATCACCGGCGTGCCTTTGTGGAGGTAGTTCATGGCCCACTGACCACGATTACCCCACACGGCAACGCGATAAAAGATCGTCGGTGCATCCCGCCGACTGCCATCAACGGCCACGTTAAAGTTGACGACTTGATAATTACCAGCTTGATTCTTCTGTGGTTCGCCGGTTAGCCGGCCTTGAAATTGGATTGTTGCTTCACTCATTTAGTCCACCTCAATATCTGTTACGTGCTGGAATCCAGAAAGCTCCTTCATCGCCCGGCAATATTCACACTTTCCACAGTGCTTCGGCGCTACTTCACCGTTCATGATTTGCCAGTACCGGTCTTGGTTTTCCTTGATATCATCAATCGCTTCTTGCATTAAAAACTTGGAATCGCCTTGAAAGTCAAAGGCGCCTTTATCTGGTGGTGTTTGCTTGCTAACAGCGAACAAGTACGGTTGACATTGCTTGCCAAAGGTTTGTTTGATCAACTCTTGGTAAATCGCCGCTTGCATGACGTAACCGCGATCCTCAATAAAGTTCGTGTACAGCTTGTTTTCGTCATTCCAATGCTTTTTGTGGATGTCGTCAACGGTCTTTAAATCGCAAAAGTAACCCTTAGCTAAAACCAAGCTGTCAACCTTGCCCTTCCATTCGTGACCACCAATCTTACCGGTCACGATCACTTCTTTTTTACCTGGCGTATAAACAAAGTTGAACCACTCGTCATCTTCTAATGTCTTGATCATCTTGTCGGCCAGTTTAAATTCGGCTCGTAAGTGGCCGTTAGGATTGGTTTTCGTCGGCTTGGTCATCATTAGTTCCCGGTTAGTTTTCGTCCCGGTTTCTGACCGGTCTAACCAAGCTTGGTGTGCTTCAGGGCTTTCGAAGTATGAGTGGATGTAATTACCAACTAACAAAGCTGTCGGGCTTGATGTCGGCTGCCAATCTTCCTTGAGCTTTGCTAAAGTGGCGGCTTCACACTTTTTAAAGTCTTTGTACAGGCTAAAGCTCATGTACTCCCAATCGGTTTCGTGTGAGTAATAATTTTCGGCGGTCAAATTAGGCATTTTCGTCACCCCCTACGAAGTCGTAAATGGAGGTTTGCCCTTCAGGTAACTCTTCCCCGTTTTCCTTATCCGTGTCTTGCAAAGCGGGCCTAGAATCGTTTTTAGTCTCTGATTCGATAATTTCCCCATTTTCCACCTTTTCGGCCTCTACGGGCTTCTCTGAGCCTTGTGGCGTGTTGCTCTTTTTTTCGGTTTCTTGTGCCTTCTTAAAGTCGGCTAGTAATTGTGTTGAACTTTCCTCTTCGGTGGTGGCCGTTACGTCCTTTGGCTCTTCATACTCTGCTTCGGTAGCGGCGTTAATTGAGCCAGTCAGCAAGTCACTATCGTCTGATGTATTGATGAACATCTTAGCGGCCCGGTTTAAAACGGTCCGTTTGGCCATCTCGTCGCTAAATTTCTTTTGCACGTTGTTCTGCCGGTTGCGACTTTGCGCCCATGACGTGTCGATTTGGGCCTTCGTCATAACGGTATAGTCCACTCGCCCATTCGCCAGCTTGATAAAGGCAAAGGCCCCAATTAGCTCTTTGTCCAAATTCGTAAATGATGGTTCAAACTTGGTTACGACGATGTGCCCAATCTCATCGGCACCGATCTCAAACTTATCGCCGCGATGCACGACTTGGGCGTCGATATCTTCAATACTGGCAAGCCGTTTTAAAGCGGCAATGGTGCCAAAGTAGGACCGTTGCATTTGCAACTCGTTGCCGTAAACGATGAAGTAACACTGATTCTTGGCCGGCGAAAGGCCCTGAATCGCCATGTCAAGCAAGGCGTTAGCAATGCTTGATTGTGAGCAAACGGTTAGTGCCGGACGTCCTTGCCGGTCTTTGACGCCTTGCAACCGTAAGTAAGCTGCTTTCAGTGCATTTTGAGCGCTATAATTCGTTGGCAGCGCTAGTCCCTCGTCTTTCAGATCCTCCAGGCGTCCTGCAACCTGGTCGGTTAATTCCCTAACGTTTACTGGCCCTTGTGTTTGCTTCTGTTGATACATGATTAAAACCTCCCTGTGACTTCGTGCTTCCAGTCCTTTGCGTACAGAACTAATTTCTCTGCTTGCTCAATAATGGCGTCATGCTCTGCGATTGCTTCACTACGCGTCATCGGTTCGTGCAAGGCCAGGCGGTTAGTATCGTTAAGCAAGTGCTCGCTAGCCCTAATTAGCCGGTCTGCACCTTGCCCGATTTTTAATTCATCGTTTGTCATGTTAAAATTACCTCGTAAAATCTTTTCTTATACGTTTTTACTGAAGTCTAGCGGTTGCCTCCGCTGGGCTTTTTTACGTTCTGTGGGAAGCTGTACTTGAAGCTAGCCAAGACATATGGCACGATAGCCACCGTCGCCAAGATCAAGTGGTTCGTCAGTAGTAGCGAAATCGCCAATACAAACAAAGCTGCGTACGCCAATCCTTCAGTGCTAGTCATTATTGAACTCCTCCCTGTAGTGTTCGTTGCGTAGCTTCATTTCCAGGCGGTGGCAACGCTCTGTGAGTAGAACGTTGTTGACCACCAAAGCGATCAAGAAGACCGCCATGATGACCAGTAATAGACCCATCTCTATCCCTCCTATAACTTGGCTCGCCAGTCAATCAAATCGACATTGGCGTTGATCCATTCAATTGCTTTGCGTTCATTAATCTTAATCGGGTGCCCTCGTCCTGCGTTTAGTCCGTAGACAAACGCCTGCGTTTCTGGGTGGCCTTCGAAGATGTAGGCCTTGACCCATTCTTTGCCCTTGCGCATCGGCAAGAGCCCAATGAATTCGTCTAGGCCGATCATCTTGTCGACCTCTTGGCGCCTGGGCAAGCCATACTCCTTCAAGAACATCGGCCGAATCTGCTCATAGAGTTGGGCGATCAAGTCCGGTGTGAAGTCATCTATTTGCAGTGGCATTATCAACCTCTCCTTTCTGTTATGATTAAGTCATCCCCTAATGAAAGGAGGTGAAAACTATGTGTAAAATAAATGAAGAGTTCCTAAAGTATTCTCGTGAACTTACTAAGATTAACGGTGCTAGTGTGTCTGCCACTATTAAGATCGCTCATCCTAGTGATTGTACAAACTACGTCATTAGTGAGACTCCTGAACACGTTGAAAAACTTGCTATTTATGAGAGCGGTTTGGCTATCTACTTTAGCCAAACCTCAAGTAGATTAGTTTTAAAATCTAATTACCCCTTCATTGATAAGGAAGACGGTAATATATGGATTATGAATGAATAGTTACTTTAATCTCAGATGTTGAAACGCTAACTTCCGTTTTACCTACTTTTGTAACGCTACTGTTTCGGTCAGTAGCGTTTTTTTCTGTTTCTTCATTCATCCCTATACCTCCCTACAGTCCCAGATCGTCGTCCTGAATCTCCAGTGCATTATCCTGGAACACCTTCAGCGCTTCGGGAAAGTAGCGCCAAGCTCCTTCTGGGGTCCGATAGCTTAAGTGTTGATCCCGTTTAATTCCAAGCTTGTTACCCCACTTGCCAATCTGGATTGCCGAAACACCCAACTTATTGGCAATCTCGCTGGCTGTATATTCCCGCTGGCCGCCAACTGGTAAGGAAGTCATTGTGTTAATTGCTTCGTTCCGCATCTCCGTTGCCATTCGACGTTCGCCGTAATCGTCAGCAACATTCGCTAATTCCAGCCAGATTTTGGCGTCCTCATTGCGGAGCTGGTGGTCCTTGTTAATGTTCTGTTTCCGCATTTCTGCTAACCACTTGAGCTTGAACTCTAAGTTCTCACGAGTGAGATTCTTGTCTGTGCCGATCATCTTGCCGTTGTGTTCAGCTTGGTATTGGTTAAATAAGCCAACGTAGGTTGCAGTGAAGATCGTGCCCTTCCGACCCGTCAGCTTGTTGGCCACGAATTCGCAACCCTTTTTGGTGAGCAGGTAGCAAGGTCGCTCTTGTTTGTTCTGATCAAAGTACGTGGATTCAATGAAGAACTCCGCCGGGCTCAATTTTGAGCCGGGCTCGAAATCGCTGATATAATTGCGAATATCGCGCATTAGATTCTTGTGAGTCTTGCCAATCATCTTGGCCACGTCACGACTGTCGATCACTCGTTGATTAGACTCGCCAACGAAGCGAATCACTGATTTTGTATTTTCGTTTTCCATTCCGTTTAACTCCTTTTACATTTTAACTAGTCAATACGGCTAACTTTTATCCAAAAAAATATCCAGTGGCAGCCCTAATACTTGGCTTGCTCGAATGGCAACATCTGAAGAAAGATTTCGGCTGCCATTCATCACCTGGCTGAGATAGCTAGGACTAATGCCGATTTGCTTGGCAACAAAGTTAGCTTTCAAGCCTCGGCGCTTAATCTCATTATTCATAATTTTGTAAGCATCTGGTTTTAAAACCCTGGTCATCGTGTCACCTCCTCGCCATTTCGTTTAACTTACGTTGACTATATTACATCGCCAATATGGCTAAGTCAATGCTTTTGAAAAACTTTTCGTTTAAACCTATATACTTTTTGTTTAACAGTTGTATTATTAACAAAAAGGAGTTGATTTACATGTCAGATTTTAGTAAACGCTTATCAGTTCTTCGTGAACAAAAAGGCTGGTCTAAAACGTATGTAGCTAAACAAATTGGACTTACAAGTATGCAGACTTATGCTAATTACGAATACGGAAGACGCGAGCCAGATTTTGAAACTACGAAGAAGTTAGCTAATCTCTTCAACGTATCCACCGACTACCTTCTCGGACGCGCCGCCCCGGACGAAGGCCGCAATACTGCTGACCTCGCCGACGATGACACCATCTTTACTTACAAAGGTCAGCCACTTTCTGACGACGACAAAGAAATCATCCGGCGCTTGATGAATGGGAAGTAACCAATGAACGATTGCATTGAGTACCTAGTGAACCTGGCTTTTACTCGAGGAATCAGCGCCATCTTGACTAAAGAACTAAGCCCAGATACTCCCTCATGTGCCAACGCTAAACGCCGAATGGTGGTTATTAATATGAATTGGAACTGCCAAGAAGAAATTCCGTTCACGATTGCCCACGAGATTGCCCATATTTTGAATGAAGATAACGGCGTGCGTTATTACTCCTCTAATACCGTCAGAACCAAAACCGAAGCTGCAGCTAACCAAACGGCAATGGATCTTCTCCTTGACTACTGTAACGCTTACGACATTCCAGTTTCTAACTCAGTGGCGTTTTGCGAGCAGTTTGGGATTCCTACCGAGCTGGAGTATATAGCCTACCTTAAAATCAAATGTATCCTTTAAATCTAACCAAATTAAATAAAAAAGCCCTCTCTGGAGAAAGGACGTGAAGTGAATTGAATTCTTATATCGGTGCGTGGGTCACCGCCGGGGTTGCCGTTGGTGGAATACTTTTTGAAGTTATCCGTTCAATTGTTACTTCTGTAGTGAATTGGAAAATTAACAAAAACAATAACGAAACAAAAATCAAAATATTGAAGCTTCAAAATAAACAAAAATCCATGCAAAGCCTTGATACTGAGCGCCACTACATTAGACAGGCTTTCGGCAATTATTGTGGATATACTGCTGCACTGCTTAATTCTAATGGCAAACTGTACATTGACGAGCAAGCAAAAGCTTTTGGAAACATTATTCTGTACCTGCAAGGTACACAGCGCGTTGTATCTTTTGTACAGTCAGAGATCAATAAAGGCCATTATGACAACGCATCATCAAATTTCAATAATGTACTAATCAATCTTAGAGAAGAAGAAAGGTCGTTGCTGTCGCAGTTAGAACAGCACTCACCCAAGGATTGTAAAGACGATTCTGAGGATTAACTAACTGCACAACGTATGAACACGACGCGGCAATCGCCCAAAGAATCCAAAGAATAGTAATTTTTAGCCAGATTGGCATTATTAAGCACCTCGAACGTATGTTTTCTTAATTATAACAAATAACCCAGTTTTAAACAAAATAAGTCCTCTCCGGAGAAAGGACGTAAAGATTATGGATCCAAATCAAATAGAAGCATGGAAGAATTTTCTACCTCAAAGCACTATTGAGTATTTAGTCAACCCATCAGCAAGAACAACCGGCCAGGCGTTAGATGGCGTTGCTACGGCTCTTTGTTGGCCACTATTAAAACTTAGAATTATTCAAAAGGCAAAACTTGAACAATTTACAAAAGAGATTCGAGAAAAGAACAAACAAATACCAGTAGAGAATCGCGACTCATCAAAGGTAGGCTTGGCAGTTAAGGCCATTGAAGAAGCTCGTTATCAGCTTAACGAAGATGATATTCGCAAATTATACGTTAACCTTATTGCTTCTACTGTAGACAATCGCAAAAATAATGTTGTTAGTCCCAGACTAGCTACTGTTGTTTCTCAATTTGGTCCTAGTGAAGCTAAGTTTCTTAAAACAATCTATCAGCAAAGCGGTCAACAACTGCCATATGGCCAATTAAGGTTAGATCGTGGCAACAGTTACGGATATACGTTTCCGGCTAAAATTGCCATTAACGATAATTCAAATATAGTTAACAGCTTTAACTCATCTCTTGATATTCTTGTTTCTTTGGGTGTTGTTAATGATAATCAATCTAAAAAACTGGAAAAAAGTGATGACAAATATTCAACAATAGAAAAAATTCTCAGAATAACTATCAACATGGCCAAAGAACTGGAATCTAAAGAATTAAATTTAGTACATTCGTATATTAATTTGACTGATTTTGGCCACGATCTTTGCAAATGCATTTTTGAATGAGCAGCTTAATCGCAGCTACCTGCTCATAATTCAGAATTGTATTATCGATTCCTTGAAATTCGTCATGTAATATAACCTGCCCATCAACAATTTCAAACGGATTTTTCTCAGACATTTTTACACCTCGAACATTAGTTTCTTTAATTATAGCATTTATATCATTTAAAATAAGCTGACCATGCGCGTTATTTATAGAATTACGTCCAAGCCTGATCGACGTTAAAAAGCTGGTGGGAGGTAGCTATGGGGAATTTTAGTACATTAGAAAAGTGGATCTTATGGGGCACAACAATCATTTGTGCCATCATTGGTTTAAGTATCGACGGATTTTTAGGATTTATCCTTCTTGCTGTAGTCGCCTACTTTGCGACTAAATTTGCGATTAAAAAGCACGATGAAAGGTTTCCTGCTTCGCTCACTCCTCAAGAAAGGGAAGCGATGAAGAAAGAAAAAGAGGAAAAGGCTCGCATTAAAGCCGAAAAGAAGGCTCAGGCTGATGCTGAGGCTCAAGCAGTTATCCAACGGCTACAAAAAGCTAAGCAAGACAGAATGCAAGCAAAAATGAAATGTCCACGTTGCGGTAGTAAAAACATTCAACTTGCGGGGAAGCACCGTAAGGGGTTCTCGGTTGGAAAAGCAGTTGGTGGAGCCGCATTAACTGGTGGAATTGGTGCTCTTGCTGGTTTTGCTGGTAAGAAAACCAAAAAATCCGATTGGGTGTGTCTGGATTGCGGAAGGTCATTTACGATCAAATAAAAAGCACCGGTCATAATGGCCGGCGTTTTTTGAAAGAGGCAGATTAATGGCTCAAATCATCAAAAAGAAAAACTAGGATTACAATTCCTAAAATATTAGCTACCCGGTACCTTAATGTTGGATTGTTAACGTCCAAAACATGATTGACGTTTAAAGCTGAAATTAAAGAAGAGTTGCATAAACTAAGTACAAAATTAAAAAGCCCTCTCCGAAGAAAGGACATAGTAAAACGCGAAGCTTATACAGAAGAATTGAAAATAATTGTAGAATTCAAGAAATATTTTTGATGGCTTCTTTGTATCTGCACTAGTAACATTTACTTCAGATTTAATTTTTCAAAATCAGTGGATAAAAAAGTTTCTGAAAGATTTTGTTATGCCAGTTATCATTCCATTTGTGTTTCTTATCTTTGGAATGATAAATGCTGAAAACGAGAAAATACAAAAAATAAATAAACATTAATCAATATAATGGAAGGAATGTAGCAAACATGGTAAAAGAAGACCCTGATTGTAAAGTAATTAGCTTTATTAATATGAAAGGCGGAGTTGGTAAAACAACATTATGTATAAATACCGCTGATAATTTGGCTCAAGATGGTAATAAAATACTAATCATTGATATGGATCCGCAATTTAATGCTACTCAAGCTCTGCTTCTTCAAATGCAACGCCAAAAAACTTTATCTAAAAATAACAATACATCTTCAGATAAAGTTTTTTCCGAAGACGTAAAAGCAGAATTAGATTCATCAAAAACATATAGAAAATTGTCTAAAGAAGGTAAAACCATAATGCAGTTATTTGGATCTACTGATCCAAATAAAAACAGTCTAAACATAATTATGAACTTCTCAGATAAGATAGATTTCATACCTGGAGATTTAGAATTATCGTCCGTTGTAGCGGGAGACACTGCAGGCAAAGAAAGCGCAATCAATCAGTATATTATTGAGAATGGACTTGATAAAAAGTATAATTATGTATTAATAGATTGTCCACCCACTTGGTCAATTTTGACTCATGCAAGCTTATTTGCATCTGACTATTATATAATTCCAAGTAAAATTGATTTTTATTCTTCAATTGGTATCAATTCATTACAAAACAAAATCAATGAAAAATTACTTAATAATTTCTCATACAAGCAATTAAGTTCGGCAAGAAATAAAATTCTTATAAATTTAGGCATAATTTTTTCGATGACTACTGGTTTAATGGCTGAAAATTCTATTAGGCAAACCGTCAAAAACGATTTTGATAGTAGTATTCCTATTTTTAACGTGGAAATACCATTAATTCGTTCGGCATCAACCTCCTTTATTTTTTATTCAGAAGTTAAAGATAATAGTACCTATTCTAATTTAACAAATGGATTTAATAAATTTATGTCTTTACTTAAGACAAAACTACAAAATGGAAATGAGTTGAAAGAAAATGAAAAATAATGAAATAATTAACTGCTCTCCAGATTTAATTATTAAAAGGCTAAAAATTATAAGTAGTAATAAGCTTAATGCTGACCAATCATTGATATACTTTGCTGGTACGATATATTCTATATTGTTAAATAGAAAAGTATATAAAAGAAATATTGATTTACAATCCTTTGTTAAAGAATATATTTTAGCACCTATTGAAGAAGAACAATTTAAAAGCTATGTTTACCTTAGCAGAACATTACTTGGCTCAAGAATATATAGACTTATTATAGAAAAGTACTCATATTCATTAGTTATTGAAACTTCAAAGAGGCTTTTTGAGTACTTTGAAACTTCTTCTAAAGAGCACAATAAAAAAGTAAAAACAAACTCTAAAAATATTGTTTCGGAACTGTCAGGATGGTTAAAGAACGATGATTGATTATCAGCAAAGCATTGACTATCAAAGCGATCAATTTAAGGAAAAAATAGCCGTGCCTCTGCTTGAGAGTTTACAATCTCTGCCCACTAAAAAAGTCGAAAAAACATATAAATATATTTTCCTACTGAATCATTTAAAATCACGTCCTGAACTAAAAAAATTTTGGAATGAGTATCTAAATTGGAGTATTTCCTTCTTATATGAATCATTTGTTTCAGCGAGCCTTGGTCAAAAACATGGTTGCTATTTTCTATTAAGAAGCTCGTTAGAAAATTTTGTTAAATTTATTTGTGTAGCTATTGGAAAGGAAGAAGAAATTGATAACCGAGTCTTTAAAAAAAATAATCACATACTCGTAACCTATAACTGGCCTAAAGATATTTTTAAATTACAAAGTAAAGCCACCTCTTTTCAAACCATGTATAATGAATTTTCTAAATTATCACACTCTGCAACTAAGCTAAACAACCAGAGTCCCATAACATATTTCCAAAAAATTGTTGAAAGCTTTGATAAAGAATATAATGATGCAATGGAAAGTATTCAAAGTTTATCTGTTTGTTATATGTATTTTATTATTTTTATATGTAAAAAATCATTAAAAAAATGGGATACAGAGGATTTAACTAGTATTTTAAAAATATCGTGCACTAAACATGAAGCTGAAGTAATACTAAATCTTATAAAAAAATAACTTTAATATTTACAAATACAAGATAGTGTAAACCCAAATCAAGCCCGGTATAGCGCCGAGTTTAATTTTTACACATAAATCGAACGTACGTTTAATTAAGGGGGGTGCAATTATGGCGTCATATGTAAAAAGGTCTGGTAAGTGGCAAGCTCGTATCAGCTGGTATGATACTGCTGGAAAACGGAGGTTTAAAAACAAAGGCGGCTTCACGACTAAGAGCCTGGCTAAAAAGTGGGCAGTCGAGAATGAAGCTAACTTGGCCAAAGGAATCCTGACCGATAAGGAAATCACTTTTGCCGATTACGTTGATCAGTGGGTTACGACTTACAAAGAGCCAAAGGTGGCGAAGATCACACTTGACCGGTACCACTACACCGCTAACGAAGTGCGCCGTTTCTTTAAGCTGACACCAATCAGGCAAGTCACCAGGACGATGTACCAAGAGTTCATCAATGACTATGGCAGCTGTCACGCACCGCCCACTGTCAAAAAGGTTAACAGCTATATTCGATCAGCAGTTAAATCAGCGATCCTTGATGACTATCTGATCAAGGACTTCACGCAAGGTGTGGAGCTGAACAGCGATAAGTCACGGTCGATCAAGGTCGACTACCTCAACAAAGCTGAAATTCACCGCTTAATCCAACACGCTGAAGCGGGATTAACCCGTCGCTACACTTCCCGCCACATGATTGTGACGGCGATTTACACGGGAATGCGGTTAGCTGAGATTCAGGCACTTACGTGGTCGGACATTGATTGGATTAAATCTACAATCACTATCAACAAGTCGTGGGACGCCCATACACGCCAATTCAAGCCGACTAAAACAGAATCGTCTAATCGGGTCATCAAGGTGAATCGTCATCTCCTGGCGCTTCTGAGAGGGCTTAGAACGCATTCTAAAAGCAATATGGTTTTCCTCACCCAGTTTGGCACCATTCCCACCAGTAACGCCGTCAATAAGACGCTGAGAACGCTCCTGGCCGACTTAGGCATTAACCGGCAGAACTTCCACTTCCACAGTCTCCGTCACTCACACGTTGCGCTCTTGTTAGCGAGTGGCATTGATCTCTACGCCATCAGCAAACGACTTGGTCACTCTTCGACCGTGATCACGTCTAACACTTATGCTTACTTGATCGATGAGTACAAAGCCCAGACCGATGAACTGATCATCGCCGCGCTTGAATCCATCTAATGGTGCACATTTGGTGCACGGTTAGCTCAAGAATACTGTTAAATCAACGTTTGTGGAGTAGTGTTACTGCCCACCCGTCTCATTTTTGAAGAATTTTGAAGAAGCCTATAGAACAACGAATCCTTATTTGTAGCGGCTTTAACGACATGGAAAAAACTGAAAAGCCCCATAAAATTTTGAAGTTGGTGCACATTTGGTGCACATGGCACTTCGGGATGATGTTTTGTTTAAAATTGGTCTAGTTGCTAAGGGATGTGCAAGAAAGCAAAAAGAAAAGAAGCCCGCCACATCAACGTTTTAAGCCGATTAGTCCCAGTAAAGCTAAAATAAAAAGGTCCTGCTTAACTGCAGGGCCTTTTTTACAAATCATCTTTGAACCATCGTTCCTTCTTGCTGGACTTTTTAAACTCGTTTAGGACCCAAACTTTGTTGCTGATGCAGTTGTCCATCAACCGCTCAAGGCCAAAAACCTCGTTTGATAGGAATTTTGGCCACACTGGCTGGGAAGTTTAGTCGTGGCATAGGACAAAAAAGTCTCTATTTAAATTGTCTGTTTTATTGACAGGGGACCATTCGAGTCGGATCGCATGATCGTTTATTTCCTGGTCAAAATCGTTCCAAAAGGTATCGAAAAAATGACGAATAAAAGAAGTCATTTATACCATATAAAAACAAATAGCCCCCAAAATCTATAATGTAGATTTTGGGGGCTATTCTTTCAATGTTTTTGAGGAGCGATTTGTATATTATACCCCCTGATGCATAGGGAAACAGGATTTATTTAAGAACTTTTCTCAAACGTATCATGTCCCTTAAAACAAGACCATTTTCAGTAATTTCTTTATCATAGTGAATTGTAAAGAAATTTTGATCAACACCAACAACGCGGAAATCACATTTTTGATAAAGATAAAGTTGTCCGAAGCTAGTTGTACCAGTTCCAATTTCAAGACACTTGTAATTATTGTTTCGCGCATATTTTTCGGCAAAAGTAAGAAGTTGATGCCCAATTCCTTTGTTTCTTTGTGTTGAAATTACGGCAATGTTCACAACTTCTAGTGTTTCGGGGTGTGTAGGTAAAAGAATCAACACTCCTAATAATTCATTGTTATAGGTTGCCTCAAAACAAAAAGAACGGTTCAAATACTTACTTATTAATTTTTCATTAGGATCTGCTTCAAGTAACAGTTTATAATGCTGTTCTGTTAGTTTATTTAGTGTTTCAATATTTAGATTCATCTTTTCTCCTAATGGAAATTTATTGATATTATAGGCCCTAAAATGCAACACATAGTTTTCTATACTAGATTCTCAATGCCCCTTGTGTTTTTGCATTTTCTTGGCCTGGTGCAATTTATATCTTTTTTCTTAATCCAAGATCTTCTTAGTCCGTCTATTATGTTGTCGAGTTACTTTTTGACATTCCAACTGTTTTTGGAGTGTTTGTTGTGCTTTAGTACCGACACCATACTGAATACTCTTTCTAACTAACCTTTGAAGACGCTTAGGATTGATCTTTCGTTCAGAAACAGACGAAGCACAAACAGTTTGTTTGAAAAAGATAATTCTATTCCAATGATGAATCACCAGATCGTAAATCAAAGTTAATTTAGGTTCTGAAGGGCCTAAGTAACTGAATAAAAATAGTCCAATTTATTGACTTCTGAACATACCAAAACGCCACCACTTTTTATTTGGCTTTTGTGGCGATTCTTTTATATAGTCTGTTGTTTCTTTTGGAGAAGAATTCTCTGTTTTTATATCTTGTGGTGTTCATACCAATAATTATATTACATTACGGTTCGATCATGTGCCCTAAGGGCACAAAAAAAGCAATTCATCACGTCCTTAAAAGAACGTGTTTCCTTGCCCGCTTTCAAAAAAATGAAACGCTTTTTAACACAAAAAAATCCCCCTCACCGGTTAAGGCAAGGGGGATTAATCATTTAGTAATAAAGCGTTTGGCCTGGATAAATCAGGTTGGCGCTGGAAATGACATTTTTAGCTTTTAAGCTAGTCCAGGATGTGCCTAGCCGACTGGCGATGCCGGATAGCGTGTCACCAGACCGCACCGTGTAAGTGCGCGTGGATGAGCCACCGCTTAGCTTGAGCACCTGACCAGGATAGATCCAGTTAGGATTACTGATGCCATTGATGCTTGCTAGCGTGCTGGTGGACGTGCCATAGCGGCTAGCAATTGCGGATAACGTATCACCGTAGCGTACGGTGTACGTACCAGCCGTCGTGGCCGTGGTAGCCTTTTGCGATACATTAGAACCTTGACCACTATCAGCCACTCGCAACACTTGACCCGGATAGATCAGATTAGCATTTTGGATGCCGTTAAGCGTAACCAGCGCATTAACCGTCATCCCGTACCGACTAGCAATTGCAGATAACGTATCGCCGCTCTTGACGGTATAGTTGTGTGTGTCCTCGTGGAGTTGCTTACCGGTATTGGTTGCCGGCGTGTTCGTGGCCGGCTTCTGCGCATTACCGTCCTTGTATCCGTTTTCTGTAATACCAGTAAAGTCAACGTTGCCGTCCAACCCACCAGCAACGTAGGTTGACGTGAACTGCAACATCTGAACGTTGATAAAGGACGGGAAATAGTTGTAATTTGGCTCCGGTGTAACGTTGTAGTTCGGATACTCTGCGAGCCACAGCGGGTACTGACTAGCAATTTCTTGCAGGCCGGCCGATCCTAAATGGTTGATCAAGAAACTCTTGTAACCATAAAGAATTGCCGTGTAGCCGGCATCCTGGACCTTTTGCAGGGCATATTCAACCGACGCTAAGTCAGGGTTACCTGATTCCACGTCTAAAGCCACGATCGAACCCTTAGGTGTCTGAACCTTAGGGAGGTAGTAGTCAAGCATTTGATCAGCTTGCGCCGTTCCACTAAATTGAGCGTAAATGTACGTGTGGGCTCGTTTGTTGAGGGCAATCGTGTTGGCCACTTGTGTTCCATAAGTCGTCTGTGGGACAAAGGAACCGTTGTAGTAACCCCCAATCTGCGAGATTGAAAAGTCGTCCCGAGCATAGCCCCACTTGCCAGCGTTGCCTTGATACTTAGACCAGTCCACCCCGTAGTGCTTTACAGTCGTAGCGTGCGCCGTGCCTGCCAACGGCAAAAGTAAAAGCGCGATCGCCACACTTGCGGCCCCGCGCTTGATCATCTTCATCTTTTGCATTTTTAGTTCTGCGCCCCCTTCAAAGCGTCCAACTGCTTTTGAGCGGTTTCTTCTTGCTCCTTGAGGCTTGTTAATTCAGCTTCTGCCTTAGCAATTTCGGCTTGCTTAGTGTCCTCATCGCTAGTATCAACAGCTTGTGGGTAAGCATCAAGCGTCCCGTCCGCCTTGAGCTGGGCATAGGCGGCTTCGATCGCATTTTGTAAAGTCGCTTCGTCCGTGTTGGTAAAGCCAAGATTAGCCAAGGCTTGCTTGACGATCTGGACGGCGTGGGACTTTTTGGCTTCGCCTTTGATCACCTTTTCCACTCCCAACTGCTGCATGGCTACGACCGCGTCCTTGGCCAAATTTGGCAAGATTGAAACGATAGTTTCAGCCGTCCGGTTGCCCTTGACCCACTTAGACAAGTAAGTGATGATGATTGGCAGTGAGACCGCCGCCACTGCCGTGATAACGTCTGCAATTGAGTTAATCTCCATTTTTTCTTCCTCCTATTTACTGTCTTGTGTCCGTTCTTCGAGTACTTTAAGCCGTCGATGGTCACTAACCAGCCAGTCACGGTGCTTCCCCACCTCTTGACTTAAAAGGTCAAGTCGCTCGCGATCCTCCGTCCGGTCTTCACGGATGGCCTGTAGGGTTGCATTGACTTCGATCATGGTCTTCTCCAGCTGGTCAATTGCTCTTGAGAGCTTTTGCGACTCGTTTTGTGAGGATTCGATTGCCATACGGCTTACATTTGAGCGGACATAGGCGGCAACGACTCCGATTAGAGTAAAGATTGCCACCCACTCGCCCCAGTCAAACCCCAAAGGGTGGTGCACGTCCATAGTCATCACCTCCCTTCACTAAGCCGTAGTTGTGGTAGTCGTCTTGAGCTTGGCCAAGACCGTGTTGATCTGGTCTTGAAGCTTGATCATCGTCTGGGCTTGGGAGTTAACCTGCGCATTGAGCTGGTCCACCTTGTTACTCAGCGTCTGCACCGTGTCTTTATCGGCGATGTTGGCGATCATGGCCAAGTCCGCCTTTGCGCTGAGCTTGGTGTCCATCTGAGCGGAAGTGTAGTAGCTAGTGAGTGCCTGTTTAGTCGCGTATGCCGTTAAGTCCGTCTTTGTGGCGTAGCTGGCCAGTCCCTCCAAATCTTTTTGGGCGAAGGTAAAGTCCAAGACTAGGTTGGTTGATGTCCCCGAGTTAGTTACCGTCGTTGTGTCGCCCGAAGTAACCGAGCCAACTTTGACGCTTAGCGCCGTATCGCCTTTTTCACCCTTATTGCCTTTAAGCGAGGCCAACCAAGTATCCAGATCAGACGGATAGCCGTTATCCACCGCCAGTTGGTAGGCACTTTCGCCGTCCTTGCCGTCCTTGCCGATCGCTTGGATCCCAGTATCGTTACCAGATATAAACCAGTGCCCGGTTGGCAGGTCAATCGTTGGCGTTGCTCCACTTTGCCCCACTGCCGAAACGTCTTGGACCACACCATCGATAACCCATTTCTTAGTTGCCTCATCGATTTCTACTACCATTTTATTGCCTCCTTTACCGATCCACTGTAAAGATCACGAGGGAGAGCCGGCACGTTTGATTAGTGCGCTTACCCTTCATCGAGATTCCAAGCGTTTTATCCCACACACCCAAGTGTGGCAAGGTGTAGGTATAATCGCCTTTAGAATCCCAATACATTTGGCAGAAGGCCGTATCAGCGTTATCAACTATCCAAGGAAGCGTAATTGTGCCTTCAAAGTACTCGTTGGCTGAGTTGACAACTAAGTCACCACGTCCGGTAATGATTGACAAACCGTCCATGATCTTGTAGCGGCTTAAAGCGAACTGGTTTGCTCCACCTTGTGGTGCGGTAAATGCACCGCCAAGCGTGTAGTTCCGCGTCCAATTTTCAGTCACCGTTAGCTTGCCGGCCAACTGTGAGTTAACACTATTGGAAACAGCGTTAATATTGTTTGTCAGTGTTGACTTTAAGCTATCAAGAGTTGGGCTTGATAGATCATTAATTGTAGTTTTCCCATTAAAGGTATTATTGCCGGAATAAGTATTTTCACCGGTCAGTGTAGCAAACGAGTTGGCCTTTGCGGCGGCTGACACAGCGTCAAGACTAGCTTGTGCCGTTTTGGCCAGCGTGGAGGCTGTGTCTACCTGTTCCTGTAAGGCTTTGAGTTGGTTGGTGATTGAGGTATTTACCTCGTCCATCTTGTTGCCCATCTCGTTGTTGTAGACTTCCGATTGACCGGTCGTCATGATGGTTGCGGACTCCAACACCTCAAAGCTTACGTTGATCGTGCTAATGACCGTATCATCGCTAGTTGACTTAAGCTCAAAATATGCCGTGTTATAAGGCCCGTCAGCCTGGTAGAACTGGCTTGGTACCGTAAATTGGACTAGCCCACCTGCCGATGAGTCAACAGCGGTCATCGTGTCAGAGACCTTTGGCGTGCCGCTAGCATCCTTTGCTTTGAGCACGAGTTTCTGGCCATCGATGTTGTGCGGTACCGTGCCGTCCTTGACTGCCAGGTAGACAATCCGCCCGGCGTCACCTTGATGGCCAGAAAGCTGTGGCACGGCCACTGAACGGGTCGAACCAACCGTAGTGTCGAGTACCACATACTTACCTTGCATAGTGGCGGCATCACCTACTAAAATTGCCATTTGCATACCTCCATTAAAATTCGTTTGCGTAAGACTGTAAGTTGTTGAGCGTGGATTCAATCGTTGACCATAAGGCGTTGATTGCGTCCACAAAGTCACTATCGAGGGTCAACCCCGTTGGTGGCGTCAAGGCCACCGTTGCGGTTGCTTGCCCAGTTTGCTGGTCAAGGACGCCATACGAGTTGGCCACCTTGACTAAGCTGTTTAGGTACATTTCAAGGGAGCCAAACAGATCAAACATATAGCTCCGCGCCTCTCGTCCGAGTGTGTCAACATCGGGCTTAGCGACCGTTTGAGCGCCAATTATTCCGGTGGCAAAGACGCCAGCAATTTGGTTATCAACGCCGTTTAAGTAGTCGACTACCAGCCGGTCGTTGCTTGCCAGGTTGCTAAGCAAGTCGGACGCTTGCGTGAGCCGAGTGAGCTTGAGTTGTGCCGTGTTCTTGGTTGGCGATGGTGAAGGTGCGGGGTTAACCGTGCCACCCATCGCCTTGAGCTTGTCAGCAATTCGACTAGCTAGCTTAGCCATCGTGGCCACCGTTGGATGGACTCCCTTTGCGCCATCGCCTAAAGTTTCAGCACAATTTTCTGGTGTAATGACCGGGTTATCTCGCCAATCTAAAAAGGCCACCCCATTTTGTTGGGCGACCTCTTTAATAGTGTCATCGAGTTGATTTTGTGACCAAAATTGACCGTTAACGTCATATAATGTCGTTCCACCCCATCGAAAATCCTGCGTGGGCAAAACCACTAACAGCTTGGTGACCGTACTTTGCGATTTAGCCTTATCGATCCCGTTTTGCAAACACTGCTTAATCGTGTCTAAAGAATCTGGCCAGCCAAAGTTATTTACACCATACATCCAGATTGCATAGTCGTAACCGGTGATGGGATGCTGGTCTAGGATACCCGGGAAACCGGTGTAAGAATTGTCGTACTTGGTGCCACCAACGGCCCAGTTCTCAACTTCCCAGCCCATTTTTTTACCGACTAATTCCGGGATCCGCTGGTTGTCACCAACTTTTTTAACCCCGTCCCAGCCCTCGAAAATTGAATCCCCAAATGCAATTAATTTTGTCATTTAATCATCCCTTATTGAGCTTGAGGAGTGGTGGATTCCTTAACCGCCGTATCAGCCGCCAGCTTCTTCTTGGCAATGGCGATGATATCATTCATGGCCACCGTCAAGAAGGTAGCGCCCTCACTTAGATCGGATTGGTTAATCCGTACTGACGCGTTAACGTATTCGCCGGTCGATTGGTTGTTCCCGTAGAGCCCCACTTGAGCTGAATTAATTTGACCGTCTGTGAAATTGTAAGTAAAACTGTTAACTTGTACGTTCATGGTTAGTCCTCCTTAGTAGTGTCTTGCTTGTCTTTGAGTTCTTTCAGTTCTTGCTTTGCCTTATCTAGCTGTGTTTTTAGTGCCCGGTTATTTGCACGTTCAATCACTAGGTTTGAGTGCAGTACGCCCAGTTCTGACGCGTAGTCATTCACTAGATTTTGCATTGCTTCGTTATCCATTTAATTTCTCCTCCAATGTTTTAATTCGTCTTGTTAATTCTTGAATTGCTAAAAATAGATAGCCGACCGCCGATCCGTCATCACGACCTGTTCGTTCCTCGTTAGTAAATTCATCCGGTGCGTAGTATTTACTTACATCGTTTACATCATCAATGATTAATGATGTATAGCGCTTGGCTTTGCCCTCTGCCACGTCGGTCTTGTACTGATACGATCTAATGTCAGTCCGGTTGACTAAATCGAGTGCGTCCTTCGGATCGACTGTTTCAATATTGGTCTTGGACGACAACGTGGACTGCTGACTAAACGATCTGGCCATAACATTTGTAAATGAATTGCTGAGGTGATCACCAATCGCCAGAAAGTCGCTCCCAGACCAGATCGTGTTACCTGACTGGATCGACAGAACCCCAGCTAACGGCTTACCAGTCGTGCCATTCCAAGATCCTTGGTATATATTACCGGTAGCAGAAATGTTGCGATCAAATCGTGCATGACAGGCAACGAAAAAGCGTTCGCCATCGTTATCCCAAGTATTAAACATTAGGCCGTCTCGGCGAACCTCATTGCGAGTAAAGCCAAGCCAATGCCCGGCGGTTTGATCATATCGCTCGAAAAACAACGTTGGTGTGACTGTTGCACCCACTGGTGTGACTGAAAAGGCCCGGTTGTTGTAGTCGCTCGAAAAGCTAATGATTGATTGCGTCGTATCTTGGACTAAGCCTTGTTTGACCTGGATCAGTGCCTTGAGATCGTTACTTTGATTGACCAGATTAAGCGTCCCGTCGGAGTTGTATAGTGCCGATGAGCCTAGCATGATCTTATCTGCGCTAATGCTGCTGATTGCCGCATCAGGTATCCATGCTTTACCGGTAATGATCGTGTTTCCCGCATCAAGGATTAGCGATTTTTTCCCGTTGCTTACCTGGATCAAAGTGTCTCCGCCAGCTTCCTGGTTGATCTGACTGATCACGTCGCCTTTAGCAACCCGAAGATTGATATCGTTCTTGAGCTGAGTGATCTGCGAGTTGTAGTCGTCTTGAGATACCTTTGTCGCGATCAAGTTGGACAGCTGAGTGATTTTGCTAGACCCGTCTGAGTTGTAGACCTGTGCCTGGACGCCTTCTACCCCTACCGCCAATTGAGTCAAGCTGGTTTGAGTGTCGTTTTTTAGTTTGGTTAAGTTTACGTTCCATTCGTCGGCTTTTTGTGTGACGAGTGATTGAGTGTAATCTTGCGTCGCATAACCGGTTAGCATACCGGTTACGTCGGAGCGGGTAACTTTGTTTTTGATCTCGTCGGCTTGTGTGGTTAAGGTGGCTGTGTTTTGGCTAACGGTTCCTTTAAGCGTATCAACAGTCGTTTGGTCGGCCTTAAGTGCAATGGATTTTTTGTTTTGATCAATTGCTGTTGAGTTGCTTGTGATCTTAGCTTGTAGCGCCGTTATATCAGAAGTATCAGCTTTGGTTGACCAAGCGGTCCAAGTGCCGCCAAGTCGGGACCGATAGTAGATTTTGGTTGAGTCAGCATCTGCCCACCATGACTGATATAGCCGAGTACCGTCATCTGCGTTGCCTTGTACGCTTACCATAGCCCAATTGCTGGCTGGACTGTTGGTTTGGCTGGTTGTCTGGATTGAATACAAACCTCGTGTTGTCAACGTGTTTAGATCAATCGCTGACGAAATTATTTGCGTCTTGACCGAGTTTTCAACCGATGACACCCGACTACTAATGTTTGAGGCTGTTTGCTGTAAGATACTAACGCCAGATTGCGCGTTTGTCGCCGTAGTCTTAGCCTCGCTAGCCGTCTGTTTAGCGACCGTAGCGTCACCACTGGCATTAGTTGCTGTCGTCTTGGCCTCTGTTGCTGTTTGTTCAGCTAAAGTGGCGTCAGATTGCGCATTCTTAGCAATCGTCGTAACGCCATCAGCCGTAACCTTTATTTGGGCCACGTCACTTGCCGCCGCGCTTGCTTTGTCGTTAGCACTGTTAGCCGTGCTAACTGCATTATCGGCTTTTTGGGCAGTGATTGACACGGACGAGTTAGTCTGGGCAAGTTGTGTGGTTAACTGACTAGTGCTAGATTTGAACCCTGTTACGTCAGTAGACAGCCCACTTACCGTTGATTTAATACTATCGGCCTTTTGGTCGATTTGTGAGATGTCACTTTTTGTGTTAGCAACGTCCGTTTGGATACCACTAGCTGTCTGTTTTAGCAAGCTAATGTCCGACTGGGCGTTCGTCATCGAGGATTGTAATTTTGTGGCATTAGCTTGTAAGTCGGCCACGTCGCCTTGTGTCGTTGCTAATTGAGCAGACAGGCCATCGTTAGTCGCCTTGTAGGTTGCAATATTAGTGCTGTTAGTTGCTGCTTGTTCCGCTACCTGATCCAATCGAGCTTTTTCAGTTGCCAGATCAGTTCGGGCTTGGCTGACATCACTTGTTATCTTAGTTGACGCTGAGTTAAGGCTAGTAACTTGCCCACGTAGATCTTCCAGGCTCTTGTTCTGCTCATCAATATCTTTTTGATTGTCATCAAGCAAGGTCCCAATCCGTTTGGCCTCGTCCATTGCGCTAACTGCCCGACTAGCTGCTTCATTGGCTCCCACTTTAGCTTCATTTAACGCTTCGGCGGTTTCGGCTTGCGCTTGTTTTGTTACTTCAGCCTGCTCAACGGCTTGACTCGCCATGCTGTATGCACTGTCGGCGGCGCTTTTAGCCGGAGCGACGACAGTATCAATCTTGTCTTGTATTTGGTCAGAGATGTAAGGGTAAAGCCGGTTACCGTCTTCAGCGCGATATTTACGGCCGTGTGTGGTGTTAAGTACGTAAAAATTCTTACCATTGTCTGGTGAGTATCCTAGACCCCACACACCAGATTCAGTATCTTGGCCCCATTCCAAAATTATTTGCCTATACAGCAAAGTTTACGTCCCTCCTTCCGTGAATTTTTTAATCCTTTCCATCGTCTCTTCATTAAAACTAACGTCGTTACCATTTGACTTAAGCAGTTGCGTTATCTGCGCTTCCTGGTTGCTTACCTTTGTGCTGACTGACGACAGCATATTCTTCTGTGAGGTCAGCACACTGTCGATCTGCCGCTTCCTGTCACGTTGATAGTCTAAAATCGTGGTCGGCGTTGCGTTGAGCGTCACTGAACTGTTGTTAGCCATTGGATAGCGGTCAAAACCGACTGTCTGGACGCTTTCACTGTAACCTTTGCCAGGTATCTGTACCCGTAATATTTCACCAGCATCCGGCTGGTAAGCATCTTGGCCCATAAATGACGCTTCGATGCTTAGATCTGGTTCGGGGTGGAGCTTGTTAACCAAAACGAACTTTCTCATTGATTCAGCGTCGGTAAAACGTTCATCTTCGACGTCTTGGCCAGGATGCACGCCCCACTTTTTTACTGACTCTTCATCGGTTACGATAAACGGTTCAAAGTAGTAAACTTCAACCGACACCGTTTCGCTGTTGTCGCCTGATGAGATACCATTCTTGATGATTTCTTGTGGGTCAAGCCAGGTCCCGTCGTTGCTAAATGTATGACTAAACGCGGCTGGAATCGACATTTTGGTAATGCCAATATGCAAGTGGTCAGTCGTACGGTGACCAATCACTTGGCCAGTTTTGACCGTATCACCAACGTTGACGGTAATATTAGATTCGCTACCAAATGCTTCCTGATATTCGACATTCAAACCGCCATCATCTGTAATGACCACGTACCAGTTAATTCCACCGGATCCCCACGCTTTCGCGGTGACCTTACCGCCATGCACGGCGTGGACTTCGCTTCCCGGATGATCGATGGACCCAAAGTCCAGGCCATCATGGAAACTGTTCTGACGATAACCGCCGTCATAGCCGAACTCCTGTGATTGCATAAACGTCCCTTCGCCCACACTTGGAAACGGCCATCCCCATCCGTTAGTAGTTTTGGTCGTGCCTTCGTTTTTGGCTTTCGACATGCGCCTATGACCAGTTGGCCCCCAACCACCACTGACCGAAATATCGGCCAGCCAGTTAGAGTCGTTAAACATAGCCAGTAACTGGTCAAATCCCTTGTGGATGTCAACGTGACCATCGACGCACCACTTTTCAAAAGTAGGCTGGATATACTGGAGCAGTCCGGTTGACGGGTGCCCAGCGGCCGCATTGCTGTCCCAGTTGTTAGTGACGGTTTCTGATCCACCAGATTCCTGGTTAATCCGTCGTAAGATAGTGCTTAACCCAGCATCATCTAGGTTAACGTCTATCATATTAGCGGCGTATTTAATCGCTTCAGTCCAGTCACCGTTAACAGCGGTAGTGGTCCCGTTACCGCTACCGGTTACGTTAGATAGTTCAACGGTATGCTTGGCACCAATACATTTAACTTGATTAACAATATTTAGTGTGTTGTAGTCAAACTTGACTGACTTTGAGTTGTGGAGGTAATCCACACGTCTCTGTTGATCCTTGAAAAACTCGTCTGGTGTATAAATTCTGATTTTACGATTGTCGGGGAAGATAACTACTGTTTTCCAGGCGTCCAGGACTTTAGAAAGCATATCCTTGCCGGAACCATTGCCTAGATTTTCGATTTCTTGGTGATCGAAACTGCCGTGTACCTCATAAGTAAAGCCTAATGAGTTACCATCAAGCCAGTACTTAACCACGTCATCAATTGAGTAGGTTTTCTTTCCCTCCTGTGTGTCGTGCTGGTAGATTCGGTCGATGTCCATGTAAACATGTAAGGCCGTAATCTCTTTCGTGCTAACGCCGGTGTCAAACGACTCAATGCACTCTTTAACGAGGTACTCTTGCCCGGCGTAATAGATCGACGATTCGACATCTAATTGACTGTACACCGAGCTTGAGTTGTCGTAAGCCGTGAAATTCAATTGATAGCTTGAGTTCTTTTCCCACTGCAAATGAAAAGTCGACCACAAGATCATATCTGTGATCGGCTCTTTTAAACTGCGGTTATTACCTGGAGACATTGTTACCATTGGTTTGTCCATGTTATGCCTCCTTAAGCTAGGTAAATAAAAGGAAAACTAAACGTCACATCTAAATCACCGGCACCGTCAACGCGGAAATGATTATCGCCAGTCGCTAGGGAAAGTGGCTTAATGCTGACGTCAGCCAAGCTACTGTTAGCGCTGTCAATGTTATTATTACGGTAAACGTGGATACCATCTAAGAGCAACGTGTCATTGCTACTAAGATTACTGTTGTACTTAAAACTCGTACCATTGGTCTGGTTGGTTAGCGTGAAGCTACCGCCGTTGTGACGCATAGTTAGTTTAAGCACGTGGCTCTGATAGTACGGGTCGATTGGTATATCGCTTGGATTGTAAACCACAAAATCAGATTGATTAGCGAAATGATATGAATAGCCTTTTTCGGGCAAATTCATGCCAAACTGCTTATCAGTCATCTGGTCAGAGTTTAACCGGCTAAACAGCATCCCACGTGGGTTTTCAAACGGAACTTCAAACTGGACCCAGTTAGGATCACTAGGATCGGATTCAATCTCAAACTCACCCACGCGACAATACCGGACTAATTCAGGTTCAACAGCCGTCCTTAGCCGGTAAATGCCTTTCTGTGCAAAGGCCCGATAAACATCGTGCTTTGCTAACTTAAAATCAGCGCGACTGTTAAACTTGAGCAAGAACTTAACCTTAACCGTCGTACTAGCATAACGAGCGTAGTTAAACAACTCACCGTCCATCATCGTGGTGTCGGCATAGTTGTTAGCAATGCTTGGAGACTCGGTTAATCCTAGAAATGTTAAACCATCGGTTATATCGACGTTGGCAATTTCCTTACCGTTATCGAGTTTTACGTAAAGCATATTTAAAGCGATTATCCTCATCCCCCTCTCACAATTGTTGAGTGTTAAACATAATCTGGTCACGACCCATGACGCTATACATATGAGTCTTGTCAAACGCACCGGCTTTGATAGCAGTCAATTGCGCCGCGTTAAGTCCTAACATCTGGCCCATGCTATCAACCATTTGTGCCGTTTGGATAATCAGCTGGTTAACTTGATCAGTTGTGATCGCGCTACCAGAGTTGCCCACACTCGTGACTGGTTGAGCCCGTAAACTAGATAGTATCGATACAGCGTCAGTGTTCCCATTAGCGTACTGTGGTAAGCCGTTAAACATCCTGGCTGTTTCACTAGCCCGTAAGACCTTAGTCCCACGTGGTGCATTGATTGGTACGTTACGGCCGAACGGTACGAACGGCATCTGGCCCGGGAATTGTACCATTTCACGGAACATTGGCCCTTTCTGGTCGTTAACAATCATCGGGCCACCGGTGTGGTAGTTAGTCCCATTGGCATGTTTCTTACCTTTAGTAACAAAGCTGTACACCGTTTGAATGGTGTGGACGACGGGATTAGTAACGTTCCATTCTTTGATCTTACTGATCGCCGATTGGATCGCACTAGATGCCGCGTCACGAGCAGTTGCCGTCTTAGGGTTGACTCCTGTTCCGTTCCATCGGTTAACTCCGCCTACCGCAGTACCAAATGGGCCGCTGGCCGCGTCGTTCCCTTGCGCAGTTTTAGAGTTAACGCCGGTACCATTCCAGTTCCACACCTTAGAGAGTGCGTTGCCAAATGGACCGCTGGCGTTATCTTGCGCGTTGGCGTACTTCATACCTGGATTAGCCTTTTCCCACGCCTGAATGGCGGAGTTAGCAGCTTGAATATTCCCGCTGGCTTGGTCTTGTGCGACAACTGTCTTAAGCACACTAGCTGGCATGCCTTGCCATGCACCGTACTTGGTTAGCAATTGGCCTAATTCAGCGCCGCCTTTAGCATTAACAATTGCTTCCTGCTGTTTAGGCGTAAGCCGATTCCATTTGCCCATCTTATCCAGCGCGTCCATGACATTCTTGGTCCCACTAGTATGTACTAGCGCTTCCTGTTGTTTAAGAGATAGTGAGTTCCACACGCCGAACTTGACCAGGTTGTCGGCCATTTCAGCCTTACCTTTAGAGGTCACGATTGCTTGCTTCTGGTCAAACGTTAAGCTGTTCCACTTGCCGGAATCTTCAAGAGCTTTAACGATCGTCTGACTAAACTTGTCGTGCAACCAGGCTGACTGTTCTTTCCAGCTCATCGAGTCCCATTGGCCGTTAGCAATTAAGGCTGACGCAACCATTTGCGCCGCGTTCGTGGACATCTTTCCCTGCTTGTTTAGCAGTTTCATTTCATTCCACTGGTTCTTCGACTTGACAGCCTTGTTGACTTCTTCTTGTGCATTGGTCCGTACCTTACCGGTTTTCGGATCAAAGACAAGCTTGTTCCAGTCATCGGCGGCTTTCTTAGTCTTGCCTTTTAAGCCTTCCGTGCTAACCGCTAGCGATTTAAGGTTACGTTCCGCTTCGGCGGACTGGCGTTTGATTTCCTTGATCCCATCAGCATAGCTTAACCCAGCTTGTTGCATATCGCGCTTGATCTGGTCCGTTGACTGACCATTAGCTTTGGCCATCTTGATGTACTGAGCGGATGCCTTAGTAACATAGTCGGAAAGAGCCTTCTCGTTGGCCTTCATCCCTGCACGGTATTCAGACTGGTTGATCGTTCCCTTATTCAACTGTTTCTTAAGGTTGTTGGCCTGCTTATTGTACTCGTTGTCCATCGTAGCGGTTTCGGAGCGCAGGTCAGCTAATGTAGTGTTCCGCTGTTGGCGGTTCATCTTAGTAATGTCTTGGTTTAATACGGCTAGCGCTTTCTTGCGCTTTTCGCCAGTAATGTTCCAGATTTTTAGTTCGTCATTCATCAACTGTTGCTGTGAATTGGCAAGCATAACCCGCTGAGTGTCAGACAGGTCTGAAACTTTACCATTAGGCTGAGTCTTGAGGATATTGTTAGCCGTTGTTCGCGCATCTTGAGCGTCAGCTAACGTGTTAACGTATTGCTTACGTTCCTTGTTGGCTTGCCTTTCAACGGCCGCTGTAACCTCTGTACTCATTCCTTTTTCGGCTTGCTCAACGCCTTGAAGGTGCTTTTTAGCGTCTCTTTCCATTTGTGCAAATTCAGAGTTAAAGTTGCTCCGCATCTGCTTAGTAGTGGTTTGAGATGCCGTCTGCATATCAGTTAATGCGCCTTTGATACCGCTAGACATGGACTGGAATTTCTGCAAGGATTTATCAGCGGCCGCACCGACGTCTGAACCCCAGCGATTTGTCCGTGCGGCGGATGCGGAGGCTTCTTTACCCCACAATTCCCACACAGCGACGCCGACACTGATAGCGGCGACTGCAACACCAGCGCCAATCGCTAGTGAGCTTAGGGATGCACCAGCCAATGCCGTGCTAGCCCCAGCCGCTTCCGCACCAGCTCCTAATGTGGTCATACCGCTTGCTGCACTAGTTGCCGCTGAACCAGCGACTGCCGCCTTTGATCCAAAGTTAGCCGCTTCATAAGCTGACTTAGAAAAGCTTGACCTAAGTATTTGCCAAGATGAACCACCTAATTTAGCGGCACTTGTTGCCCGACCAATTCCGCCGGCTAACGTACCGAAGGCCTTAGCAGCATTACCACCAAAGCCCACGATCTTACCTAGAATGCTCATCAGTGGTCCTGCCGCTGCTGTAAACACAACGAACTCGGCCACCGCCTTTTGCACTGACGGATCAAGCCGGCCGAACGCTTGCGCCGCTTTACCCACACCCTGAATGAGTGGAGTGATTGCTGGTAATACATTCTTAGCAATGTCCATTCCGGCGTTGGTCAGCGATTCCTTAGCGATCGCGATTTGTGACTTAGCCGACGTAAGGTTCTTCTTAGACAGCGTGGAGATATAGTCCGACTTGTTCGCCTTTTCAACTTCGCTGTTAAGTTCCCCTAAACGCCTAGCGTTCTCAGTCAGGATAGCACCGGCTTGCTGACCGGTCGTTCCAAATAAAGCGTGGAAAATATCCTGCTTTTCGTTGGCTGACAGGCCTTTCATGTGGCTGTTCAAGGTCTTGAAAATCGCCGACATCGATTTGACCTTACCAGAATTGGTCAGGAAGTCCTTAGTCGTCAGGTTAATCTTAGACAGCGCCTTCTGACCGTTAGCTGTTGGCGTGATCAGGGAGTTAATGGCCTTACGCAAACCAGTACCAGCCTTGTCAGCTTCCAAACCGTTGTTGGATAAAATACCCATAGCAGCGGCCGTTTCTGACATCTTAAATCCGGCTTGGTGTGCGGTGGCGCCGACATAACTCATACCAATCCCTAACGACTGAAAGTCTGTGGAGGTAGCATCAGCCGCGTAAGCTAACTCGTTCAGAGTCTTCTTCGACCGGGCTTGCATAACAGCAGAGTTTTTGATCGGCTTACCAGTTTTAGTGGTTGCTAACCCAAATGATTCCATCGTTTCAGAGGCAACCTTGATTACGTCGTTAAAATCATCACCAGTAGCAATTGACGCTTTCAGCTCGGAGTCCATAACTCCGATCGCCGCCTTTGACGTATATCCACGCTTTACCAGATCTTCGTATCCCTGTGCGATTTTAATCTGACTGACACCGTACTTATCGGAGTATTTACGTGAGTCCTTGAGCATCGTGTTATAGGACGCTTGCGTTTCGGAGGCTGATTCACCGGACGTCCGAATAATATTTCGAACCTTGATCATCTTGTCTTGATAATCAACCAGCTGTTTACCAGCATAAGCTAGGCCGGCCACAATCGGTGCGGTTAATGACCGCGTCATAGACGAGCCGACACTTGACGCCTTAGAACCGATCGACGTTAGTGTGTTGCCAAACTTATTAGCGCTATTTGACACCTTAGTCCACTGACTGGACTGGAGTGTAATTTCCTTGCCTAGTGCGGTCATCCTTGCCCGCAACTTTTCAACTTCGGTTGATGCCTTGTTGTATTGGTTACTTGCGTTAATGCGGCGTGATTGACTAACACTCGTGTCGTTCATGACTTTTTGAGCGTTAGCCATTTGTGCTTGGTAGTTGTGCAACTGCTGGCCCATCAACTGATAGGACTTATTCATACCGTTCAACGACTTTTCAGAGCCCTTAATTGCCGCGTCTTGGGCTTTTAAAGCGCTAGTCGTTGATCGGATCATCGATCTTAACTGGCTGTTGGTAGCTTTAAATGGATTAATGTCCAGACTGACAGTAGCAGCAATGTGCCCCATCGATTGTGCCATTGTTTAACCTCCTTTCCTACGAGAATAAGAACGGGAAGGCTTGGTCTAACGTTGTCGGCTTGTCTTCGAACACATAATTCATGCGGTCGATATCGTCCAACGTTAGCTGACTTGCTTCCTTCCACGTATAGCCGTCATTCAAACGGCCCTTGATAAACTCAGTTAAGTTAATGATTGACCGGTCGACCATTTCGACCGTCAGTCTTTTTTTTCGTCGTTTTCGTCCTCATCTTCTAGCGCGTCCGGATCGTAACCTAACGTATCCCACACAGGATTCTTGATTAAATCGAAGGCACTAGTTGGCAAACCAGACAGGAAGTCCTTCTTGGAGAACTGGTTGTGCCAGAACTTAACGGCGAAGTCAGCATAACCATTAAATCGCTCTTCGATTTGCTTATCGGTCTGGCCGTTTTCAGTGGTGTCCATTTCAATTTCAATGCGTTGAATCTTGAGCGCATCGATTAGATTTTCGACCATCGGCGGTTCATTCCGGATGTATTCATTTTCCTTATTGTTAATTAGTAATTTAATCTTATAAGGCATTATTTAGCTGTCCTTTCAGTGCCGCCCTCTCGTACTGTGCATTTTGTAGGCGACGAGTTTTTGACTAGTGGCTTTCAGCGCTTGCCGTCTTTCCGGCCGCTTCATCAGCAGTCTTTGGAAAGACCATTGCGTGGAAAGTTTCGAAGTTAAAGCCCACGCTGTCTTCCCGGCCAATCAGCAGAATGTTCCCAGTGTCTGCATCCCCACGAGGAACAAACGAGCCTTCAATTTCGTCGGCTTCCGGGTCTGGTGTTCCATCTTGTGTCTTGGACGAGATACCAGGAAGGGAGAACATGCCCTTTAACAGGGCAAACCAAACGTTCTTGCCGTTGGAAAGCTTAGTCTTGAACAGCGTAGCCACGTAGTTTGGCATGATGTTCTTGGCGTACTTTTCAACACCGTTTTCGACCGTGATGCCGTACAGATCCTTCTTGGTTTCGGAGTCTAAGTCGTAGATATTGATCGTTTCCTTAGACTCCGTGATACCACCAGACAGCACCAAGTATGGGCCGTCGTCAGCGGCTAACGTCTTCATTTCATCAGTCAGTTCAATCTTGACTTCGCTTAAGCCTGGTACCTTCCGTGTGGTTTGCACCAGGTCGTCGTCACCAACAACACCGTATTCAAAGTTGGAACAACCAAACTTTGCTAATTTAGCTGGAGTAGATCCTGCCATTTAAATCATCCTTTCATTTTGTATCCCTCGAACTTGTTAACGATCATCGTGCAACCGCTCAAATCCGGATCGGAGTAGCGGTAAACATAGTAGCGCGACCAACCGTTAGTAACGAGGGAGTCATAAATCATTTCTTGCATTTCTTCAATCGATTCCACATCTTCATCGCGCACCCAGTAATCAACTTCCACACGTGGGAACTCAAGCAGTCGGCCATCATCAGCACTAACCTCGTCATCGCCTGGAATCGGTGTGACCCGAATCCAGGGAGCGGAGGACCTTTTGATAAACGTGTCATCAGGTGTGGATGTGAAGATAGGAATATAGTCCAGTTTGCTTTGGCGTAGGCTAGCCATCAGACTTACCAGACCGCTGTTAGCTGATAAAAGATCAGCAATCTCAATTTCTGGCAAACTCACAGCTTAAGGTCCTCCACAAACTTATTGAGCACCGGTCGTTTTGAATCGGTTTGTGCATCTTCGATAAAGTGCTGAGCAGGCTGTTTTGACGTCCCAGAATTGGGGAAGTGTGCAACCCATCCTTTCTCAGTGTCATAACCGACTTGAATTTCAAGATTACCAGTTGATCCGCGTAGGTTACCAACCTTAGTATGCTCCGCTAATGGCGTCATACCAGAGTGGTCAGTACCGGACTTATCGCGCGGTGTCCAGTCCTTGAGTTTCTCTTCGAAAACCTTAGCGCCGTCACGTGTTGCCCGGCGCGCTTTAGCTTCGACGGTTTTATCCAGTCGTTTAAACGCGGCAATTAATTCCTGATCACCTTTAACCGTTACGCCCATCACTCGACACCTCCTGCGCAGATATTTTAGTTAGATCCTTATGCTCGTAGTCAGGATCCATGCCCGTGATTTCGTACACCCGTCCACGCCATTTGATCAGCCAGTTCGACTGAATCTCCTTTTGCGTTTTGTAGGCAATCAAAAACACCGGCGTTTCCCTGCGAAAAGCGACGGTGTTAGTGGTAAAATCACGAACTTTCATACTTTCGACTTCGGTCCAAACCGAAAATTCATCAACCAGCTGTGACTTAACAGGGCGGTGAGTTTTCGGGTCAACCCCTGTCTGGCGAGAGCAAAACGTGATCCGCTCCGTCATGTTAGTTGTCTTCACTGTCTAGCTCACCTCTTAACTGATTGACGATTCCGTTGATTCCCGACACCAGTTCGGGGCGGTAGGCATCAGCGGTCAGGCCACGCTGATAGTAGTCTTCTTTAACCTGCTTCATTAATGCAATTTTAAAGCGCGGCTCGTTAACGTAATCGTTAGGTGCCGAACCGTATTTAATCGCTCGCGCAATCTCGATCTCATCAGCATTAATGATCATCTTAAGGACGTCATCATCGTAGTCTTGGTCGATTTTACAGTAGTTTTTCAAATTGGCAAACTCAGCGTCTGTCAGAATCATAGGTCATCACCTACTTTACCAATGCCAGTAAGTCGGACTTAGTCATACTTGACGTGTAACTAATGTTATGCGCATCAAGATATGCCTTTATCTGGTCAACCGTATTGGCATCGGTTGGCTTAATGTCGTCCGCCGAACCGGACGGCGTTATTTTGACGCCGTGTAAGTGGCGAAGAATCCGGCGTTTTCGTCTGCCTTCTTAGTATCGAAGCGTACAACCGCTTGCAGGTATTGACCGTAGATGGTGTCGTCAACCCACTTAACCTGGATATCCTTTCGATTAGCGTAAAGCACCCCACGAGCCAGGTCACCGATAAAGGCGTGAGCTTCACCAGATGCACCGAGTAACGTGTCTTCCACAACCACAACTGGCACACCAAGAAGAATGCGTGGAGAGCCTTCGGTAATTGGTTCGTGCAGCAGGTACTGGCCGTTCTTATCCTTGAGAGTGTCAAGGTATTGGTAGAATGATTGGCTAGCAACAATCATCTTGTTGTAAGCCGGATCCAGGTCAACGTTCAAGATATGCTTGATGTCGTCCACAGATTCACCAGTAATAGCCTTAGCCGTAAAAGACTTCAAGACCGTTGAGATGGCGTCGTTGGTGGTGTTGATTTTCTGTTCGTTAGCGTTCCGGGCAACTAAACCAGTCAGGTCAATTGCAGAATCGTCGATTGATTCTTGAGATACCGGAATAGCTCCACGATAGGTGGCAACTTTCCAATCAACAGCCGTGAACGTTGGCTTAGCCAGGTCCGGGTTCTTGGCCAATTCTTCCACAGTAGCCATCTTAGCAGTGGCCTTCTTTAGAATCGGGTACGTCCCAGATGCCGTCGTGGCTTGAAACTGTGTAACATATTGAGTCAAGTCGGTTACGGACTTAACTTCGTTTTCCGGATTGTACTGGATCGATTCTGGGATCGTCTTAGACACGTCAGTTGACGTGATTCCACCGTCCCGCTTTTCCGGGTGCAAGAAATCATTAAAGGCCCGCTTTTCGTCACCATCATCACCGTTAGGTTCGTGCGGTTCTGGTGCCGGGTTGCCCTTTTCAGCAGCGCGATACAACTTAATGTCATCTTCGATAGACCGAATTTCTTCATTCAGCTTGTTGATATCGGAGCGCATAGCCTTAGCCTTGTTCACGTCGTCTTCACTTGCTTCTTCATTGATCAAGAGAGAGCGCATTTCTGTCGTCTTTTCGTTGACTAGCGACCGCTTACCTTCCAATTGTGCAAGCAGTTCCTTAATTTTTTCTTTAAACATGTGTTCACCTTCCTGTTTTAGAGTGAGTTAAGTAACTCTTCCTTTTCGTATTGCAGCAATAACTTCCGCCGTTCCTTATCAATCGCGCTGTGAGATTGTTCCCGGACCCGGTTGATGGACCGCTGACCAACAATAGCTTCCGTATCCGGATATGCTGGCGTCGTTACGACTGAAACGTCATAGAGATGGTCAATCTTACGAATTGTTCGGTTATAATCCACACCATCACGCGTGGATTCTTGCCAGTCTTCCGCGTCATCATCAGGCGCAACAGTAAATGCAAAACTACATTGATTAATCACACCCGCGTTGATGTTCGCCACCAAATCACGAGCAAATGACGTATCCGTCGGCTCAACAGTAAATTTCAAACCAATATCATCTGGTTCAAGCGTCAAATTAACACCTGAACGCCCCAAAACTTGGCTTTGATCATGATTGATTGTGGCCACCACGTTAGACATATCCGCCGAATCAAGTGCACCAGGTTCAATTGATTCCACGAAACGACAAAAACCGCCCAAAATTTCGGACTGCTTGTTGTACTTCAGCGCATATCCAGTAATAACGGTGTGTTCCGGCTCATCATCAGTCTGTGCTGTCCTCTCCAGCGTCAGCGGGGCCGTCACTTGACGAGTTTCCAAATCGATTGTCACTATGCTCACCCCCTTTCTCTGAATCTTGGTAGGATTCTTTCTTATCCAAAAAGACAGTATTGAGAGTTGATTGGAATCGGTCTAGATCCTTATTGTCTGACTTCGGTATTCCCATCAACACCCTGCCTTCGTTCGGTGTGATCACCGTATTATTAGCCAGCTTGTTTACCTCGTCAGCTGTTAGGCCAGTTTCTCTGCGGGTATCAAACTCAATGTGGTAGTTGTGGCGTTGACGGTCAGTTAGCATCGTCATTTCAAGGTTGCTCGTGACCGGTTTGAAATAGTACGGTAAGTCAGACTTAATAAAGTCCTCGTTGAGTTGCTTGATCGATTGGTTTGGGCTATTGACCGCTAACTTGTAGGCCGGAATATGAAGAGCCTTAGCGATCTGGCTAGTTGAATAGTTGTTTGAATTGATCAACTGGAGAATGTTGGTATCAACTTCAATCGGCGTGTAATCCATCGTGGAATCCATGACAATTGGGCTGCCAGCAGTGCCGCCGTTTTGTGCATACTCAAACTCCAATCGGGCCTTTTTACGGGACTCTTTGTTAAGTCTGGACCCCGACATCTTAAGAATCCCGCCTTTTAGGCCAGACTTGAAGAATCGCCTCAACGTGCCGATTCCGTCCTCCTGTAAGCCAATTTCATCGCCTAGTGAGAGTAGCGGAGACCGGCCGTGAATACCGTCGTAGGTGAAGAACATGAAATGAATCACGTCCTTAGCGTCCACAATGATGGTGTTGGACTCGCCTTTAATGTTGATCGGCGTAAATTCATACTTGATATTCTTGACGTCTGAATCATCGATATAGGTTTGTGACGTCGGAAAGTACTGCAATTCCAACGGGTCGCCAGTTTTCGGATCACGAATAATCCGGGTAAAAGCATCCCCTGTTAGAATTGCGTTGACCGTCATAATAAATTTCCAATGGTAAGCTGATAGCGTATCGTTAGGGTGCTTATTCAACAAATAGTCAACTGATTTAATCTTCTTGGTTTCGTTCTTTTCGTCGTCTAGAACCACAAGAGGGAAGCGGGCTACGCTACTAGCCACGTACGACACAGCAGTTAGTACGTCAGAGTTTTTCAGCGCGCTAATCCCAATATACCGCCCAGAGTTTGACCAGCTCGGGATCAAGCCCTCATCGATGTAGTCAGTAGCCCAATCGCGTTTTTCTGGCATTTTAAACAGCATTCACGTTCTCACTCCCCTCTAATTGCCGATAGCACGGCGAGAATCATTAGTTCAAAACTGACGACCATGACGCCTAAAAAAAGGCCCTTAGAGAATGCACAGATAGCAAACCCTAAGAAGCCTAGCAAAAGTAAAATAGCCGGCTCGTTATTTTCCCAGAAATCCATTGCATTCCCTCCTTAAAAGCCAAAATCGTCACTCATTACGTCATCATCAGTTAAATAGTTGTCGATATCCTCTCGGAAACAAACGGCATACGCGTCAAGCAAAGCATCGGCTGCGTCGATCTTGTTTGAATAACGGTTCTTGTCAATTCTGACACCGTTGTTATCCGACCTGAGCACCGCGTTAGAAATTGCGCCGGCTAGAATCTCGTTGTTGGGATGCAGAACCCGTTTGTCAAGCACGTCATCACGGAATTGCTTAGTCGGCATAGAGAGAGTCAACGTCCCTTGCCGAATCTGGATCTGTTGCCATTCAGGATGATTCTTTTCAATCTGCGTTAGTAGTGGCCCGTATTGTGCCGGGTCAAAACAAATCGCTTGAACATCGAGATTGTGGACGTTCACAAAATCATCAAGCCAGGTAAATACCCGTTCAACATCAATGACGCCTGATTCAAGCTGTGTGATTTCGCACTGCCCCATCTGTTCTAATCGCCGATAATCAAGTCGATCGGCCTTAATCTTGGCGTCTAGGCCGTATTTGGTGGCCACGAACGCGTACGAATCCGCGTACCAGAAACCTTCTTGTGGTATTAACCAGCTAATGGCATACAAGTCGGATGATTTACCCACGTCAATGCCTATCCAAGCACGTTGGCCGTCAATGTTAATTGGATCCACGCAAGCGGCGTTCCAGGTGTCAATATCCATATATGAATCTTCTTCCGCCTGACGCCACATATTGTAGTTTTTCACGAGAACAGCGTTACGGGTGCCCTTTTCTTTAGCCTCAGTCCAGCGCTTGTCAAGATAGCCGTAAACCTGATCTTGCAGCTCTGGTATGGCAAGGATCGGGTTAGATTTAATCCACATTGACTTGTCGTCTACTTCGGCCGCGTCGTCTTGCTCGGCGATATAAGCAAAGTAGGTGTCGTCCACAACCTCACCACTTAAAACCTTCGTGGCGTACGGATATTCGATCGTGTGCATCGGCGCATTCAGGTCAAATCCGGCGGTTGAAATGATAAGAATTAATGAATTGTCAAGTAACGCCTGACCAGATTCCAGCAGTTCCATCATTTCGGTTGTCTTGGAAGCGGCGTATTCATCAAGAATTCCAACGTGCGGTTCGAAACCATCGACTGTCCCTGTATCACGAGAGAGTGCACGTACGTAAGAATAATCGTCCAGGTTGTCAATGACGTCGCGCATCACCTTAGTCCCGCGTTTAATATCACCTTCACGTGACCGTAAGGCATTCAACCGTTTCTTGATCATCGTAAAAACGATATTAGCTTGCTTGCGGTCGTTGGCCGTACAGAATATCTGACGTGAGAATTCTGGTGAATTACCCATCAGGAACTCATACAGAGCCACACCGGAAATCAGAATCGACTTACCATTCTTACGAGCCATTGAAAGCATAGCTTTGCGAAATCGGCGCTTAGTAGCATCTTCTTTTTCCCACCAACCGTACATGTTGGCGATGATGAAACGCTGGAAGTCGACCAATGGATAGGCTCGCATGGTCTTAGGGTCGGGGAGAATCTCCATGAATTGAATTACCCGATTTGCCCGTTCAACATCATAAAAGTAAGGAAAATCATCGCTTTCGGACGCTTTTAAGTCGTTTAAGTAGCGTTTAGCAGCTAAAATAACCTTTTTTCCGGCTGTTCTCTCGCCACTAATCACGCTTTCAGCGTATTGCTTAGCATAGTCGATCATGAAATACCATACTTCTCTCTAAATGATTCCTTTTTCTTACCCTCGTCGGCCTTTGGCATGTTCATTTGCATTCGGCTGTTGACATTCAAGCCTAAGTCACTAGCCAGCGATTTGATGTTTTTAGTCGCTTTATCTAGCGTCCGGACTAACCGTTCCCGCTCGTCTGGATCACCCACAAAGGGGAGAGTGCGGGACGTGTCCTTATAAATTGAATACCAGGTGCAGTAATTCTCAAGTTCGGCGTGGTCTAGATCACGCAACGGCAAATCACCAATTGCCTGGATAATGCGCCGGTACTCTGCCTTAGCATTCTTATCTAGATACTTCGGCGGTGACTTCTGTAATTCTGGATAGCCATCTTTGGCGAGAAATTCAGCCTTATATTTAGCCTCCTGTTCAACTATCCGCAGATGACCGGTTGATTGACTTAATAATTTTTGTTTTCTTGCCAAAATCTCACCTCCGTGCTACGCTTAAGTCAATAAAACCGCTGGTCATTTTTGGCCGGCGGTTTTTTGTTGTGGTCTCATAAACAAAAATTGTTGGAATTTTGCATGTAAAAAGG